TTAGTGATGTGATTCACAAAATAAAGACACTAATTGGAAAATCATGTTTTCCATTACGTTAAAAAAGACGGGGTAATTTCGTTTGCTATCTATTTCATATACAGTATGAGCAACGACAACTTGAGTATTCATGCCGACAATCCTCTCCATCAAATACGCTGGCGGAATTTCTCCGGCCTTCCGTTTGCTGGGATATTCAGAAAAAAACTGAGCATCAAACGAATCCCCCCATTCCCTTCCATGGTGATAGTTGCAATAGTGCGCATCACCAGTTCTGCAGTGTTCACTCGCGCTTTTAAAATAATCTGATATCCAGACATGGGGATGCCTGCGCCATCAATTAGCGCACCGGATATTTTCACTGACATATTCAACTCCAAATGAAAAAACCGCCGAAGCGGGTATCAAATGAGAAAACATCAACGCGATTCAGTATTACAGACATGTGCCCTAACACATACCGCACCCAAAACAATGACCTCAATCAATTTTTGATACCAATCGATCGGTGGTGACGATCGATATGATAAAAACGATCTATAAAACCTATTTGATATACACATGATGCAAAAGTAGCATTCCATCTTGTAATTAATGAGTTAATTATGGTGATTAAGTGAAGACGGATGAAGAAATATTATCTGCTGAATTTGAGACGATAATTTCACAATTACGCGAAAAACCGAAAAGTATATATAATAGGATTTTCATATTTTTAAAATCTTTAGAGTTTATATTGAAATTTTTAGCTTTTGCTCTTCAATCCATTGCAATCCCAATATTTACATTATCATTACTTGCTTTTGTTGGAATTATTCTTCATACCATTGTATATAAAATATTCTTATAAAAATAAAAATGCCGGGAAATTAACCCCGGCTTTGTATTTTATACTTCAAATAAATGGTGATACTGGCCATTCAATGTTCGGAGCGGTTGATATATCCACCCGGTCAAGCAGAACGCGATATTTACGCCATACCAGTAATTCGGACTCGGTGGTTTCCGTGTCCAGCCCCAGCTCAATACTATCCTGAAGGGTTTGGATTTTGGCGCTTGCTTCGTTGAGCAAAGCCCGTTTCTTCTGCTCTGCTTCGGCCAGATGGTATCTCTTCTCGGCGTCTTCATCTTTCACCCATCGGGAACCATCCCAGCGGTCAAATTGACTGGTTGGTGCCTGTGATGTGAAACCTTCTGGTAATGGCCCCAGAGTGATGACCGGACGTGAATACCCCGTCTGCGTGTCGTATGCCTCTGTACCGCGATAATCTTCGGTATATTTCCACTGTTGGGCGTCTTCATTAAACACAACCGCATACCCTGCTTTAGACGGCAAAGGAGCTATAAGTGTGCTGGAGCCGGGAATACCAGTATAGGGCGCAATATAGTAATCACTTTCCCCAACATATTCTTTAGTCTCATAGTGATAATTAAAAACAGTAACAATCTGTTCTTTGTCAGACATAACAAAAGCCATGATTATGCAGCCCTCACAATGTAGTTAAATGCCATATTGACGGGACGGTTTTCATTGGCAGTAGGCACTACGCGGGAAGCATCAAATCTCTTGGTTGTTGCTCCATTACCACCACTATTATTGGCATGGTGTCCAAAAGCATTACCTTCCTGATAGAACGCTCCCCCACAGCCATTCCAATATGAGTTACCGGCCAGATTTTGTATGTAGAATCCGGTAATGTTCCTGATGGCATCCCCCTGAAAACTCAGCAATGTACGACCGCCATCAAGGTTGCGTCCATTGTCCCAACCGCGAATAAACAGGCCACGCAAATCAGGTAATACACCGCTCGGATAGGCCAGCGCCAATTGTGGGCAATGTGCTTTATCAAACGCCTGACCATTACAAATTATCCAACCTGTTGGCGGTGTAGCCAAAGGCCAAGGCAGAGGGATACCGACAGGCAAGTTATCTGCTGTTTTTAAGTAACGGGCATCACTTTCAGTTTGGGTAAATACGTTTATGTTGTGAGCAAAGAGAGACTTGTTGGAAATATCTGCACCATTCTGGTTTTTTTGTAATGCCCCCACTGCCAGATTGACGGTCTCCCGCAAATCAAGATTATCAACAAAGCGTGGTTTGTCAGGGATATCCGCACCATTTTGCTCTTTCTGTAAAAAAGTCTCGTTTACCTCTCCTCGACTGTATATATCAAGATTTCTTCGTGCTTCAGCTTTATTACTTAAATCGGAGAGATTTTTAATAATATTAAGATAACGCTCATCCAATTGTGCTTTCGCATTATTAAATAATGCTGAAACTAGAGATACTTTAAGTTTATCCAGATTACCATCATCTAATATATCATCACCTGAATTTTCAGCCATAAACTCAGCAACGACATGAGAAATAACAGATGATTGTCGCCAAACTTTATTAAGTTGTTCACTTCTGGCAATACCGGATTGAAAACCATTTATAACTGCACTCAACTCATCGAATTCAGCTTGAGTAAGTACATTGGCATTTTTACCAATAGCAAATGCTTTAAATTCATTTTTAGGCATATTATCCCTCGATAATATCGTAATTCACTGTTATTCCTAAAGGCTTTATTGAAAGGTATCCTTGTTTGATAATTTCTTTCATGATGTTGTCTACTTTTTTTCCCTTAACAGTCACGGTCATTGACATATCGCCATTATCAATAAAACTAATATTAAAGTCTCCATTTGGGTAAATACTATCTAAAACACCAGGCAAAGACTCACATGTTCCATCCCAATTATTTGCGCCTATTTTTGCTCTCAATATCGTACGATAACTAACATCATCTAAATCTAAATAACCAAATTCAGAGTCATACCTATTTTTCCAATAACCATAATCAAAGCCTAAAGTGGGACTGTCTAGCGTAAAAAAATAATCATCTATCAGGGCTTTAATTCTACGACTTCGCCCCACCCACTCACCAATAATATCTAATTGCTTACCTACTGCCTTGTCTAAATCAAAAATAGTTATCAGCGAGTTAGCCACATCCAAACCACGGCTAAAAGCGTCGGTTATAGTTTCAATGGTTAAATGATATTTTGGTGCATTGCGCTGGTTGGATGGGATTAATTCAGAAAATCTATTGGTCATGGAACCACCGTTATTACCTTCACATTCTCAGGCTTACACGTTGCCACTTGATTAAACGCAATATCAATATTAACTACGGATACTGATTGTGATGTTCCAATTTCAATAGATAAAACGTTGTACGTTTCACCACCAGATGAATTGCTTAAGTTGGCAGGAACAAATAAACGAGATAAATAAACATCATCCCCCATATAGAGTGAATTAATGTATTCACTCACGGATGAAGAAATAGAATTCCCTATATCAGTTGTGTACCCTGTCAGTGGTTTAATTTTAATCTCTACAAATATTGGTATCTGTTCTGGCCGAAAAAATTTAATAATCTTTTCATTACCATATGCATCTTTAATCGTTTCAATTGTGGTGCCATAAGTCGGGATGCCAGGTGTTTTCTTTAACGCGATTGTCTCTGCAATCGCTTTAGAATCGCCGCCCTCCACCACACAAGCAATACTGTATGCTGGTATACCTATATCACTTACAGTGTTCGTGTCATTATCGTAAACACATTGGCGCGTCACGCCGTTTAAATTAGCCAGTGCGCCCCGTAGCCCATCAATAACGGTTCGAGATGGCATAGCTACAGATTGTGCTTGCCGTATCCGCAGTTCTGTATCTTTTTCAACATTTCGCCCAACCACTGCTGCTTGCGGGTTAGTCACTGTTTGCCACCCAAGCGTTGGTGTGGCAATTTCGATAATATCTCCCGCCATAGCACTGATCGCCCCACTAGTCTGGCATACGGCAGTTGCTACAGCCTCACCATGTAAATCTAACGTCACCGACTCCGGTAGCTGCCAGACATTACCGACTTTATCTCTTACAGCTCCATTTTTAATGACTGTTCCAACCCGGCCTGATAGCAATAGATCTACCGTTGAATAACTACCAGGCTTGCGTGAGATACCGTTTATCTTAACGTTTCTGGATAGCCCCTCACCCACCGCAGTTGATGGGCTAAATGAGTTATAAGCGCCAATTACCGCGTTATTGCATCCATGCATCGCATAGGCAATCAGAGAAAGCAAAACACCATCTTTACTATCGGGTTCAATATAAATATCTTCGCCATAAATCCCGCGAAATATTGTCTTCCACTGTTCCAAAATAGTTTGAAAATCTGGCGCGGTTATTCCATTCCTATCAATCACTGGCAACATACCAGCGATGACTTCTTCATACATTGACAGTCACCTCTCCGTACACTGTATTCAACGTAACGTTAAACCTTACACGACGTGTATCCCCGTCTTTATAGGCATCAAAGGCCGTTATTTCCTTTACGCCCAAAGTACCCTCTATTCGATCACGAATAGCTAATTCATAAGCACCGGAAGGCTGTTTACCTAAAACAGATTGAACGTAAGGTGTTCCCTCGGTTTCATCGAGAAACCATTCACCTCGCCACAACAAAAGCCGCGTTTTAACAGCCTGAGCTACACATTCAGGTGAATTTACAAGAAAACTGCTATCCCCCTGCCCAAATGTGTAGTCTCCGTCAGTATCTTCTCTGCGGTATCTCATCAGTTAGGCGCTCCTGTATTCCCTCCATGTGGATCAGGATGAGTGTGTGTCATCAGGCTCTTACCGCCTGCGGTTACATCATTTGATACTATGACAGGGCCAAGTAAGGTTGCAGAACCTCCAGCTGAACCTGTGCCCTGTGTTAGTGGGCCATTGATGGTGACAGCGCCATTGAACACGATTTGGGGTGATGTGATTTCGGTTCCCCCTTCCGCACTGGCGACCAGTTTGCCGGAGGTTTTTGCGGTGATGTTATGGTCGGTCGCAACCTCAACAAATGCGGCTCCATCATCGGAGCGGAGCTGTGCTGCACTAGTGCTAATGTTGCTGATTTTTTTTGCCTGAGACTGTGGGCCAACAATGGCGAATGCGTCAGAGAGATCATGCTGGCGAAAGTCTACCGGCTCCTGAACACCGCCGTTCTGCCACCAGAAATCAATGCAGCGATCAGAAAAAATAACTAAGCACTCATCACCAGATTTAATAGGAAAGGTAAGAGTGCATCCCCCACCACGCGGAAATATAACAGGAACATCAACGAGCAAAGGGTAATAACGGGTACTTGTGTTCCCATCGTTATCAACCTGTACCGAACGAATAGCAGGCTGAGCAACACAAGTTACCGTATCAGGGTCAAATGATTGAATTATGGCTGGCATTGCGACGCGGAGCTGGTCTTTAGTTATATTCCTCTCTGTATCGAGAGTCTGAGGAAGATCTCCACTACGCGGTTCACTTGATATGGACATTGTAAAAGCCCCATAAAAAAACCCGCTTGAAGCGGGCTATTGAATGATCGAGTTGACGTTAGTCTGGTACTTTCTTACACGGAAATGATCCAATAATTCGTGGAGCATCCATGCTGTTAATTAATAGCCTTTAGATCGAGCTACCCTTATTCCGCCAGCCATACCGTTAAAATCCCAGACATTATTACGTGCAATAGGGTTGTTGGTGTTGGATGCATACATTTGCCCCATACTCCAGGCCTTATCACTAACTGACTTGTCTTTAGATAGAGAAACCCATTCGCTTATACCTTTATAAACGTATTCCTTGCACTCTTCAGTGGCTCCCTTCCGATTTGTGTAAGCATCCAAATATTCACACGATTGGAAAGTGTTGCTTACGATATCTGCAAAATCATCGATAGTCATGGTAAAATAGCGACCGTTCATAGCAAAAAAAGGCGCCACAGAAGAATAATGATACCACTGAGTAAATTTCTGCTGGTCCATTAAATCAACCGCTTTTTTTTCATATTTTCCTGGAGATGCTATGACCGAAATAGGAACAAATAAGCCTAATATTAAAAATATCGTTCGTTTATTCACTCTTTATCCCATTATATTCATTACATTCCGACTACGTACATCCGCAGCTCCACGCGCATCACATATCAAATCCATGTACCACGCCTGACCGCGAGTATCACCAGTATATAAAATCCCTTTTACGACATAAACGCCATCAGTGGCAATACTGGCAGGCTGTGCGGTTGTTCCGTTCAGCGTCAAATTGCCGTTACTCTCCTGCTCAGTAATACGCCCCCCCGACATAGCAATATCGCTATTGCCTAGCTGGGTTCGATAAACCGAACCTTGATTCAGATGAATCAATCCATTCACACGGATGTTGGGATTTATCAGGCAACGAACATTAACGCCGTTACCGATCGTCTGCTGAGGCATGCCGATAAGACCTGTTCGACTGTTCAGCTCAATAGCCTCATGCGCATATTCGGTATCGGAAACTATTTCGCACTTACCATCAACAAACATCCAGTTCGCATTACACTGCCTGGCGACGTTATCCATCAAATCTCGCGTCATGCCAAATACCACACGCCCACGTGGATATACTGTTGGTGGCATTTTCGGAGTGTGTCCTTCGGTGATGCCATAAACAGAAAAATCTTTCATTAGCGCCTTATTCAGGTCTGCAACCGTATAACCTGCTGATAATGTCTGGCAGGACATGGCTGACACCATTGCCTGAGCACCATCAACAGCCTGAATAATCACATATGAATCAACAGGATTTTCTTTCCCTGTAAGGGAGTAACGGATATCACCAGAGAAGATAAGCCCATAATTTTGCCCATCCATCTGCCCGACATTCTCCGGCTCAACATTCCGCCCCCACCCGACCTGGCTTTCGTCAACAATAGGAGCAATGCCATCATAGCCAGCAATAACCCGTACCTTCGAAAATGCCTTCCCTATGATTTTATTGGTAGTATTTTCTGACAGGTTGTAAATCTTAATCGTCCCAACTCGATTTTTGGCGTTATTGTTGTACCAGTCGATGTTAAACGTCACGCGAAAATCTGAAAGCGTAATTCCACTACCGTTATCATCCAAAAGTTGCAGCTCAAAATGCCGCCGCCAATTTTGACTCATGACTTAACCTAAAAGAGAAAACCCCGAAAATCGGGGTTAGGGTTGAACAAAATAGAGATGACTGCCATAGCCGAGGTTAGTTTTTGTCGGGTATTCATGAGCATCTTCATCAGAAACCACCATCAGGCCACCAGATAGCCCAAGATGTGAGTAGGGTTCTAATAAATTTGCGCCCACAACCAGAGGAACCCCTAAAACAAGATTTTCACCGCGGCTGTCCATAATATCCATCACCCACCCTGCCGCATCGCGATAAATAAGCCGCAATATCAAAGATTGCTCGCCAAGTTGGATGCTGAATATTTGGTTATCTGCTGTCAGGGGAATTTCACTTAATACCATGATGTGGCTCCTTTCCAGATATCAGAAAGTAACGAGCTGTTCTTTACGGGAACAGTCGATTTCGTCCCCGTATTTTGTACTGATGACGTACTCACACCTTGTTTCATATCGGCTTTATCTGCTACATGAATGACCTGAGTACTACTGATAATCATCTCACGCAATGTCAACCTACACATCAGCACGTTCTCACTGGTTTTATCCGTGGTGACTTCCAGCGATTTTATCAGCATATTTTTATAAGTTCGTTTCCCCGTGATTACATCAAATGGCTGCCGACTTTCCTGCAAATCGAGAAGTTGCTGGTAAACCTCCTGCGGACTTTTTCCCATACTCAGGCCAAGGCTGGTAGTATCGGCAAAATCCAGCAGGGAGCCACCACCAGAAAAGCCCAAATCCATTATCACTTCACTGGGCCGCTTATAGGCATGATCAGAAACCGCCGCACCCACTTCTACCGGATGCTCGGTTATTTCGAGCGTATCCTGATGTTTTTCAGTGATCACCACGCTCGGAACCAGCAAATTAATACGCCGTTTTTGCTGCCTGAATAGCGCAGAAAGGATATCCACTAACTACTCCTCCCCTGCATGTTCCTCATAATTTGGGCATTAACCCCCAGTTGGCGACGCTCAACTTCCTGCCCGATCTCAACAGAATTTCCACCATAAATATTGTAGGTATTTTGCTGTTGGATTTGATGAGAAGCTGCCATATGCTGTTTTACCCTCGGAATATAATTGCGGGTTTCCTGTGGCATCAACGCCATGCCGTACTTCTGAACATTCCCTATCCCCCAATTGTAAGAGGCCAGCGCCTTATCAAGATCTCCCCCATTTGCGTTCAAAAGTCGGTTCAGGTATTTGGCTGCGGCAACAGCTGCTTTCATTGGGTCAAAAACATCATTTCCGAACAGCCCCATCTCGCGTGCAGTAGCATCCATAAACTGGAACAACCCTTTAGCCCCAGCCGTTGATATGGCGTTGGGATTACCGGCTGATTCTGTCATCGCCACACCACGCAGCAATCCCATTGGCAGGTTATAAAGTTTTTCCAAATTGGAAAACACACTGCTCATCTGGTTCAATAGCGAGCTATTTCGATATTTTTTAGCAACCTGTGCATGTTGCTCTGGTTCTAACTGACGCTGTTGCTCATCCTCTGGATAGGGAATGCCGGGATTATTGACAGCCCAATTACGGCGTTTTAGCCTCTCCAGTTCTGTCATTTCTTCCGAATGGCTGGCTATAGCGCCATAAGTACGTCCATCACGTAACGCCAACATTCTTTGATACGCTTCATTAATTGAAGCAATAACCACATAGAGACCAGAGGCCGTCATTGCGCCAGTAAAAATCGCGGGAAACCCTTTAAGCGCTGTAACTACGGTATTCAGTGGCCCCATCATCGTCTTGAGCCAGGTACCGCCCATAAATATGCCTATACCAATAAGCACATTTTTCCATCCACCTACTGCATCCTTCAGTGCAATGAACTTATCCCTGATCCACAGGATAGCCTCCTGTAGCTTTTTGATGTTGGGTTCCCACTTACTCCAATCGATAAGACTATTTCCGCCCTCTTTCCACGTCATGTAGTCGTCGTACAACAGACCAAGAGAAACGATGAGCGCCGTAATTAACCCAATTGGAGACTTAATAAAAGCACTATTTAGCACTTTCCAAGCGACTAAAAGTCCACCCAATACACCAATCAGCCGCTTACCGCCATCACTGAGATTTTTCCACCAATCAATTACCTGCCCCACCGCCTGAATAGCGCGATAGGCCATGCGAGTGAACGCATTAGCCAACCACAGCACCGCTTTTATGATTTTGGTGAGCGTATCTTCTATTTTGGGGAAATTATCCAGAATGCGCTTTTTTAAACTGTCGATTGATCCCGATAACCCCCCCGCCAAATTTGAACCAATTTTGTCGCGTAATATGCCCATTAAGGACGTCAACCCCTTCATTGACGTCATAAATTTACTGGACTGCTCGGCAGCTCTGTTTGCGTTAAAACCCGTTTTCTGCATCATGGACTGATAATCAGCCGCAAAGCCGTTCAATCCTCGACGCATTGCCATTAGCGTATTTTCATCAATACCGAGCATTTGCGCATAAAGGTTCGCCCTGTAATACGGCATTTGGCTAAGTCGTTGACCTACGCCGGTAAAGATAGCAGCGGTATCCAGCATCTGGCCTTTGTCATCCCGCGTCTGAATACCTAATCTATTGAGAAACCCTTCCGCGCCGGGGTTATTGCGCATAAACCGGGAAAGGTTTTCAAGTGAGGATATTGCAGCATCAGCACTGATGCCCGTTTGCGCTGCGGCATATCCTAGTGCTTTGATGCCAGTAGCCGTGGCACCAGTACGCTGGGAGGCCCAATAAAGGCGGTCAAGACCACTCGCTGCTTGAGTCGTGAACCCTAAAACGGCAAGCGCTGCACCTTCGACTTTTGCCCCCAGGCGGATCACATTAGCCGTAACGCCTTTCAATACCGCATCAAACTTGTTTTTTCCGGCGTCATCAATCTCAAAACCAAGCGAGACAAGAAAGTCTTTAATTGTATCAACTGTCATTGTCTGCTCTCCATTTTTCGATCCGATATTGGTTATCAGCTTTCATATCAAGGTAATCATTCATGAGTGCAATATCGGCTAAATCAACAGAACCATCGTTCAAGGCGGGATAAGCAATCAGGCCAGCGTCAACCGGACGAAGAAGGTAATCTTCGCCCGTTGGTAGCGTATTAAGTACTGGCCCCGTTATAGGGGTGGCGTCTCGCTGGTAGGGAGTTCTTGCAAAAAATTTCCCAAACTATCGGCGACCACCCGCGCCACCAGCGACAACATGGTTAACAGGTCAATATCATCAAACGCCATCACATCCTGCGTTATCACAGGCACCCAGGAATTGGCATGTTCACGTGAGACGACTTTCAGACAAGGAAATATAATCGCATTAGTATCTTCATCACTCAGACTGGCAACAGCATCAGCTATTTTAGGTAGCGCCATCTCTAATGCAGCATCGGTATCTTTTACATAGATGCTGGCTTTCAACTGACGAAAATCTGACACCACCCCTGCCAGTATCGGCAGAAGTTTTCGGGAAACTTTTAGCTGATCAAATACATTCAATTTCGCCATGCGATATTTGATGCCTTTAATTTCAATTTCCATCGTTTAAAACTCTCCTAAAATCTGATCTACTTTACCCCCATCAAAAACCCACGCGACGGTTCCACCGTCTTTCGCATTCTGCCAATCGGGGAGTTTTTGAAAGGCTGCCGAGCGAATAGTCACCATGTCGCCAGAGGCGGTATTACGTAACACAAAAACGTTGTTGCCCCACAATGCCGATGACTGACTCTGTGCGTTATAGGCTAGCGATAACTTTTTATTTACTGGTGAGGTCTTCAATAAATTAACCGTCACAGTGCAAGGTTTACCGGCGTGCAGGCTATGCATCACTTCCCCATCGGCACCAATAGTCATGGTGTTTTTTGCCTCAATCATGGTGACCGTAACACCTTCTTCCGCATTACCAGATCCGTAGCCTAAATCAATGATGCCAGTCGGCCCCGACATCGAAGCCGTAAAATCCATAAAACTATAAGAAGCGCCCATTTATTCCCCCTTAACGAACGACATCAATCAACACATCGGCATAATGAACCGCACCAGCAAGTTTGCAGGCGACCTGAATAACTGGTGCCTTACGCGCTTCACGGTCTGACTGTGCCTGCTGCGCTACTGGAGGCGCATACACGTAATACCCCTTGGTGAGTGTGTCACCTGTGCTCAACTGACCAATATCACCGCCATTCCACACACCGGGTGCGATGAGACCGTTAGTAACAGCTTGTTCCATAGACTGCTCAACATTGCTGATTAAACGCGTCACACCACCATCGGTCTGTGGGATTTTGGTTTTTGAGGTATACAACAGGTTATAGAGGTTGGTTTGTACGTGATTTTGTAACCAGTCAAGGCCATGGCGTTCATCAAAGAAATCGCCGTTACACATCACGCCTTCCTGAATGATGGCGGTATCATTGTTGTAATTGACAAACACATTGCAGTTTTTGGCTTGTAGCGCTTTAGCTTGTGCCTGTGTCAGGTATTCAGCTGTAACACTGGGTTCCTGCTTAAACTTCAATGTGATAGTAGTGTTATTACCATTAAAGTTAACGGAGAAAGCACGTCCCATAAGAGAAGCCGCAGCATATGGATTGGCACCAGAATATTGGATGTATGTGCGACTATATTTTGCAGCCTTGAGTTTTGAAGCAATATCTTCGGAATTCCCCGCATCCAGTACATGGGTTTTCTGCGTTGTCACACCAAATATACGTGAGGTACTGTCTGCCTCAATAAATGTGGCCACAGATAAAATATCTGCATCTTCCAGACTGTCGTCAGCCACTACCAGCCCATACCATTTGGTCGAGAAATTTGCCAACGTTGAAATACACTCAGCCAACGATTCTCTACCCATGCCGGATGCAGGGATCGCACCTGCATCTTTTGTCAGCCCCAACAACGTTGAAATATCAGAACCACGGCTAGCAGTAGAGGCATAACCTACCATTGACGTACTGTCTGTTGTCTTTGATGACACAATAAAACGGCTGTTGGTGCTGTCCCATGTTACCGTCGAACCACTTAATCCTTCCTGCACACGAGCAGCAACCCCATTCAGGTTAGATTCTTGGCTGAAATTAAGTCCCGATAACGTTTTTTCTTTACCGTCGAGCACAATTTTCATGGAGCCATCTGTCACTACCGTAAAATGCTCCAATGCCTGTTGTTCTTTTGTCAGGATAGCGCCACGTAATAACCCCGCAGAACTCTCTTTTACCCAGCGGCCAATGTACAACTCCGTTGGTTTAGGTGACTGAGAGTAGTAAAGCGCTGCCGCCTGATATTCGGGAGAATTCGCACCAAAATCAGCCGTAACGCCCGTAATATCGGAATAACTACGTAAGCGCTCATACACATCAATAACAGTGCTTGAACCAACAATTAAAAGTGAACCAAAGTTACGTGATTGAGCTGCACGCACAGCCATACTCACCGCAACATTGACGATGTTTGAAACAGGTAAACCCTGTGACATAAATCAATCTCCGAAGAATTTAGTGGGCACGTCGAGAAGGGATTTAATGGCATATTCGCGTACGGTTTTACGACACAGAGAAACCGTCAGGTCGTAACGTCGTTGCCATTGGTTATTAATGAGTTCAGGAGCCGAAAGAAGACGACCACATTCTTTGAATGTAAGCCCCAAATGATTAAGTTCAGCGTTATTTTGGGGAACATACAGCCCACTTCTAAATAAAGTGGCTGTCCTTGCTCCCTCAGGGCCATAAAAGCAGCAAATGACGGTAATGACTTCATGTAGCCATTGCGCCTCAGTATCGTCACCAGCCCCCACAAAAGCGGGATAAGCGTCCTCTTGTATCTCCGTAATACCGAAGGCGCACCACGTTGCCCCCAACGAGGGGATCTTGGGTTGCGGATCTGTCCAGCGAGGAAATACCATTTCGGTAGGGAGAGCTGAAACACTGCGAATCCAGCGGCTAATTTGGCGCTCTAACTGCTGATCGTAATCAAGGAAGGTGCTTGTCGGTGTAAGAAAACCAGAGTGAGTCGAAGCGTTATGCTTCACACAATGAGCCTCCATTGAAATCTATCAACTCGCAATGTGCTTGAACAAATCCCACACCGTAGGAAGTGTAAGGATCAACAAACGTCACGCGATATTTTCGCCCCTGATATATCACCACATCCGCATCCAGGCCACTTTGTCCCTGCGTCAACCTGAATGAGGTAATAATCAGAATAGCGCCGCTGATGTATTGTCCGGCAGCCATCCGTTTAGCTTCCAGAGCACGATCAACCGTGACAACACCAGAAAAAGAGATTTCTTGCGGCCTGTTCGTCACAAAATTATCTTCATCCCGAATTTGTATGTTGCGATAGCATATGAGCGATGTATCGCAAAAATCCGGATCAGACAGAACATCAGTCACATCAAGAAAAGGCATTACTTGCTCCTGACGATATAAGTAATGGAATCCATCAATTTATGGGTAACATAGAGTGGTTTTTCGCCTTCAATTCCTTTTGTACGACGATGTTCCAGTGTTTTCTCCGACAGCGGTTGAAGCCGATCCCCATCACTGATTACCCTCTTAGCGGCATCTCTCGCCACCTGTCCCGCTTTCTCCAATTCACGCAGTGCCTTATCCGCTTTACCTTCTATCGTGAACTCTGCTGCGGCTTTCAAATAAGCAGTGGTGGTATCCTGCGAATCTTCAATTCCGATATCTAAAAAAGGGCGTGGGGGGAGAGTCACTACCTGAGTACCTATTTTTACCGTGGCACCCGTTGATTGCAGATAACCAATTTCAGCATTCGTTAAAGGTGCATCATCCCGTTGTGGACCTGCGGGGATACCAACCAACACATCCGTTTTGCTCAGCCGACTAATGGCATCCAGTATATTTTCGGCGTTATCCCTTCGAATTTTCACTCCACTCATAAGAGCTGACGCCCACCCGCACCAAACATTGACCACCACCAGTAAAACTCCTGACCATAGGCGGTTTTGTTCCAGAAACCGGCATCAGGATTGATAATTCCGCTGTTGTCATAACCAACACTGACTTTATCAACTGACTTTGACGACACAACACCTCCCGTTGAGGTATTGACGCCCCCAGCGATGGCGCCAATCATAATTTTGCCTCTCAACTCGCTGTAATGGGCGGTGAATAGCTCCGCCAGATAGACGAATTTGTCGCCCATTTTATCTTGGTCTAAGAGTGAATCAGCGGCATTTAAATAAAACTGAATAGAAGCTGAGGGATATCGGGCATTATCAGCAAACTCAGGAAAGTCAGCACGAAATTGCTCAACTGTTGGTAGCTTGCTGTTTTTTACCATGAGATTTCACCTTTTCAGGCCCCGAAACAACAGCCTCTACAGAGGCTGAAGGTACAATGCTTAGTTGTGCTTTGAGTTCCGTTATGTATTTGTCTTTTTCCGCGATCTGCGCTTTCAAGGTTTCAATCTGCTGAGCCAAATCCCCAGCCTGAGTCCTGACGTTAATATCATCATCGCTAACAGGCTTTGCATGAGCACTGAACGCCCAATGCTCGATAACTTCCCGCGGGAAAGAATGAATACCCGGAGATAATTCAAATTGGGTGTTATCGGGAAAACGTAAAATCGCAGCGTGAGAAACGAGATATTTCATATTTACTCCAATAAGAACGGGGACATCTGCCCCCGATAACAATCATTACTTCGCCGGAATATCCAAATAGGCAATGGTGTTGGAGTATGGCGTTTCAACCTGCCCCAATTTGCCGTAATACACGGTCAGTTGTTGCAATCCACGATACTCCAGCGGTGTATTCATCAGCGGAACCATCGGGAAACGAACATATTTCTCGTCCTGTGTATACGCAATGATGCGATGGGCTCCACCAGCACCACGCTTAGACGCCCATTTCATGGAGACGATTTCCAGCGGTTCGCCGTTCTCCTGAAAGGCGATAGTGTTAATCTTCACATATTCAAGTACCGAAATATTCCCCGCAGAAGACACCTTCTTGCTTGCTAACAGGCCGAATAATTCAGGTGCAAGGCCAATTTTGGATGGACAAACCGCATAGCCGGAACGTAACCATGCATCTGTCAGTACCAGGTTGATATCCTGAACAATCACGTCGGGGTCAGTCGTTGCCGTCCAAGCCGCTGCTGCGGCTACAGGCACAACATCCGGCAGATTAAGCAGCCCGGAGACCCCCAACTCGGTATCCCCAATGTAGACCTGTTCGTCAGTGTCCATATTCCACTTGAGCTTCATCCCCTCATATTTTTGAGTATCAATAGGACGCCCCAACTGCTGTGCCGAAGCCAGCTCCAACACCGTCCAGCTCACCTCCTGAGCCCACGGAGTGAGATTATTACGAGTTGGAACAATATCCAGCTCAATACCTGGTGCCGCAGTACCTTTCTTACCCAACCAGTTTTTACCGTTCGGATTAGGCCCACCCACGCTGGCAAAATCGGTGTTAGTGAATGATGAAATTTCATCAGCAATGGATACATCACTGCGCAATGGCATATCACGAGTCCATTTAACCGAGGTTAACGGTAAGTTTAACTCCTGATCCATCCGCTCTAATTCACCGACAAGAAATACGCCAGTGGAGTCAATGGTTGCTTTATCTACAGTAAACATTCGTTATTCCTTAGATGTTATAAGCGATCTCAACACGTCCATCGGCTTCGCCAGCCCCCATAACTTCGGCATTGACCAACCGTGGCGTATTGGCAGCATTGGCATCCTGAACCAACACAAAAGAACCGACCGGACTTGCTTCTGTACCACCAGCAATACGCACATAAACCGGATCACCTTTTTTTACAGTTGCAGCATTACCTGCGGTGGCTTTCACGCAGAGATAACCTCGTTTCAAGTTGTCACCGATCTGATTAGCCTGAACACCGAGGTAGACCAAATCCGCCTGAGAAGTAGTCGGATATGGACGAACCAAAATCCCTTTCACCTTGTCGATGGTGTCCCCATCCTCAAGTGGAACAAACTTTTCAGAATCGTATTTACCCACCAATCCATAAGACCTAAACGGCTTGGTATGGTCTAAGGTGACTGGCTCAACAGTCAGATCACGGGGACGAGTGATTGCTCCGGCAATACCAAGCGGCATCCGGGTTAAATAAGCATTACCTGCCATATTAATTACCTTACTTCTGTTTTTTCCAATGATCGGCGTACAGCTTATTCAGCTCTGCCGGAGACATGTGTTTAGTGCTGGCGTTGTCGGTAGTTTGAACGCTAAAAATACGAGGGGCGATGTGGTTTTTTGCCTTATTCAATGCCACGGCAGCCGTAAATACCGCGTCGACAGTGGCTTTAGGTGCTTTCGTAAAATCGACAATACCGAACGCTTTTAAACTATCGCCAGTACGCAATGCTTGATTTAATACCTGACGTTTTAGCCCCTTATCACCTGTTGGTTGAAAACCGGGACAAATAATCTCGGCATCAGCAATCAAATCACGCTTATAGGCAGCATCCCCCGTCACTTTCTTGTCTTCTTCGGTATCCTCATCCCCTGTTTGTGTCCCATCCTCAGGGCTGGAATCCGCTGTTTTACCTTCCAGCTTATCCAAACGGGCTAAAATCGTTTGAGCCCACTCTGGAATATCACTATCACCAGTTCCCTCTGGCTTACCCGTATTCGGATCATCATCAACGGTCGTTCGGTTTTCTGCGGGTAGTGCTGTAGCCTGAGAGGGCATATTGATGTTAATGGTCGAACCGGGTATTGACCCCATGCCCTCAGAAGGCAAATCCGGTGCTTCATCGATAAGTTTGTTTAACGAATCCTCATCTTTAGTTTTCACCGCCTGAGCGAACTTTTTAAGCCATGACATGACTGGCTTCTCCTTTTGACTTTTTGGGGCTGAATCCCCGATTGCACAACGCCCACCAGCACGCCCTCTATCAACAATAGCGACGTGATTGCCGGTAATGGCATACTGTTTTCCCCTACCAATAGAAATCTGTTTGTATTTAGCGTCATAGCCACAACTGACCTCCGTCATCCCCGCATTTACAGCATCAATAGCCTCCTGCCGCTTAATCAGCATGTCTGCTATTAACAAGTCCGATTGCGTGCCAGTTCCACGCCTGACGTTCTGAATATGTCCGTGAGCCAGTTCTGAGAAATTTTCTGGATTGACGAAAACAATGTTGCCGTCTGCGTCTTCTGGATGGTTGAGCGTGACAGCCATACCCTCAAAGCTGGCTATCGTCTCGGGGGAAAAAACCTCATCCTCTGAACGATAAACATGAACAAGACCATCAAGCCCCGCCTCAAGGTTTACCTCTTCAGGTAGATAAGTTTGCATACCCGTTCGGGCTATCGGCACGTCCTTACATAGCAACGCACCATCTGCGGTTTGAAATCTCGTTTCCCCCAAACGAGCGGTATAGAAATATTTCATGGGCTACCACTAGATTGCAGGCAATAAAAAAGGCCGCTTAGCGGCCTGTTATTTCCGTGGTTCAGGGATATGCACCTCCGACCAACAGTTACAGTTTGGCAAACATCCGGCATGTCCAGTCATGCCGTCTAAGGTTGGAGGGCTATCCCAACGCACAAACTTATCTTTCATCCTACGATGTGATGGCCGTGTTCCTGCACCTTCTATACGCCACCAATATCCCTCCGACCCCACCGATAACGCTCTAGCCTGTGTCAAGGCGCTGGTTGCTCTCCCAATTTCGGTGCGGGCAATCATGCGCGCGCGACTGGCAGCTACAGCACCAGATTGCATTATCATGCTGTAGAGATGTTCTGGACGCTCACCATTAATAACGGCCTCAATTGCCCGTGATTGAATATCATGAACTCGTTCAGCAGCTTCCAATGGAAGAGATTTCATGAGCTGGACTTGTCGATAAACAATATCCTGCGCCACATAACCGACTGGCGTATTACCGACGACATCCCGCAAGCCCTCAGAGATTTCCTTAGAAACAGAACACCACTGTCGCCACTCTTCCTGTTCAACCTGTGCGAACATTTTTTTGCCGACCATTTCAGCCCAATTATTGAGCAAAGCCGAATAATCAATCAATATCTCTACTGTAGCATTGGCACTACTTTGTGAACCATCGTAAGTACCATTGACGATCTCCCCGATTTGGTTTGCTATCGCCAGTAGGCTTTTCTGATACTGACGCTCCGATTTGCGGCGGAGGCTCGGTTTCAGATTCAACCTCCGCCCACTGAGTCTTCGCATTCTCAATATCCTTATCAGTAATAGAGCCACCGATACCGATCACATCAGAGATATTACGTAAGTCATTCATGGCTGCATGTAACGGCATTATCTGACGATCGGTCAACGCACTTAACGCTGTAGCCACATTATTTGCCATCGTCGAACGATCGGCGTCCGACACCTCCCACAGCTTGTTAAACTCAAAAGTAAAATCTTCCGGCAATGTCTCACCAAATAACGAACGCCAACTAATATCCATCAGCCAGCGAATATGGCGACGTAGACGGCGCTCTTGTAGGGTATTAACGCGACTATAGTAATTTTCTAAGTCCCCATCTCCTGTATTGAACCCTGCGGGGGACTGACCAAACAAACGAACAAGTGGGATACCTGTCGCACCGGAGACCTGCTCAGCAAAACGAAGAATGACGTCGGCTATACCTGCAAACGAGTAGCTATGCGTCTGAAACTCATCGTTCTTGTCCATGATGGTCATGCCTTCGATGGTCTGAAACGCTCGAATCATGTCCAGGTGCTTCATTAAGCTTTTCTCTAAATCCCCCCCAGCAGCCAAAATACTCCTCAGCTTTTCAATACTATAGGTACGCAGATGTGCCTTATGGATAAGCTGTGTTGTTCCTGATGTGGCGGTATCGAACGCTTGAATACGTTCAAAAATCCGTTCTACAACCGACATTCCCCAGCCATTTTCCGCTATGGATTGCTGAAAAGGTAACGAATCCCCTTCCATACGGATCAGGCGGGAATGATGGATATTCCATGCTGGGATCCCCTTCTGATTAGTGATAACCCTATAAAATTGGGGTTTACCAAAATTAGGACCATATTCCGTGATGGGATTGCTATAACTCGGTTCGAGCTGCCAACGGTCAAAGCAAATCACGCCCTTAAACTGTCCAACCTTGATTCGTTCGACATTAAGCGGAGTAGACATGTCCTGTCCGTCTATCAACACAGCCAGTACCGCACCACCATAAAGACGTGACCACTTGATAGTGTCGTTTAATCCATCCCAGATAGCCGCATCATCCCAGAACGTATCTACCTTGCCTTTCTGGCCGGGTTCCAGTTTCGAGCTAATATTGATCCCTTTGCGGGTCATATCATCTGCAATAGCATCTACCGCAGCGCCGACTAAAAATGATGAACGATAAGCAAACTCGAGTAGCGTTCTATTGCGAGTGATGTAGCCGGGTATGTAAGTTCCCCCCGATTGTATATTGGAGGTATTAGAGCCAATCTTGGCCGTGAAATTATTGTACCCATCAGCAGTTCTTACGGGCTTTTTTGCACCATTCTGGCGTTTTCTTCGGGACATATTATGCTCCGCTCAGTTTGGCCCAAATATCGAGAGAGGAATCCATAGGCGCGTAGTTGATCATTACAGCATCAGCCAGGTTTGGTGATTTCGTTCCTTCTGGCTGTTTATCAATAACGATTTTACCAACCGCATTTTTTGACCATGTCGGCTGTGATAACTCCATAATTAACCGATCTTTATTTTCCATAGTGCTGCTAATCGAAATTATTTCATCAGGGTCATAATCCATCCCCTTCATGGCACGAAAGGTATTGCGGAATAGCTTTCTCAGGTGCCACCAGCCTTGTGCTTTCGCATTAGCAAAAAAATCCTTGTTCAAGCGAGCAGGCTTGCCGTTATCACCTATCACAGCCTCATCATCAGGATCGAATACCGCACCACTACCGCGAAAAGGTGTCGCCGTAATAGGACCAAGTCTTTCTGACTGTCGTAACTCGTTGATAACGCGAGCATCACCACGCACACCCGCACCTAAGCCATCCTCATCAAATCGAAACTCATCAAGCCCGTACTCATCGCAATAGCCAAAAACTTTTACAACAGAGGCATAAATATCACTTCCCTCTCCCGACCACTCTTTGACGTCTTGCAGAAGAAAACCATACCGGATGGCAAAGCCATTTTTATCTCGCCCTTCATCCGCAACATCCATCGCCCCCAATCTTGCACCGCTAGGCTGAATATCCAGGTGAATATGTGCATCAATGGCAGCTTGAACCCACTCGGAAGGGATCAGAATACCTTCGGCAGATGCTTGATAATTCAGGTCTAACTCCTGAGCTACCACCACAGGATTATCAATTTTTTCACACTCTTTGCGGTACCACTCGTCATCCTTACGCGGATCGCTGCGCCAATGAAAAGTGAATACGGGAATTTTCCCACCATGTCGTTTTTGCGCGAATGGGTTGTTCATACCATTAACGGATGAGAGATCGATACGGCAACGGGTTGTTTGAGATAATGCGGCATCAATGAGTAATGGACGCTGTAAGAAAGCAGACTCATCGACAAAATAAAGTGTGGTTCGGTCACCACGCCCGATATTGTCGCCAGCCTCCCCTTTAATGACGGCACCTGTATCAGGGAACTCCACACGCATATAAGGCGCGTGTTTTTTTTCACTCCAAGAGCCACGAAACTCAGAGGGGAGCGTTTCAACAAATTTTCGCGCCTTCCAGAAAAGCGCCTTTGGATCGCCAGTACTGTCCACGTATTCCTCTTTACGTGAACCAAAACCGATAACCATTTCTTTGTTGAATAGGCAAAGCGAACAAGCCAAACCTATAGATGTCCAACTCAGTCCCATTTCACGGCTTTTTTCTGTTAGACCGTTTTCCAGCTTCTCTCGCCGCTCCATAATCCAGTGGATCCACTCTTCCTGTTTCGGGAATAGCAAAAACGGGATAGTGACTGGCAAGCCATAGTCAATATTTCGCGGGTCAGTCGTCATACCCCAATCAATGATGAACTGAGCCGGATTACTGCGATAAAACGTCCGCAACGCGGGGAGGCATTCTGGATTCTTGCGAATACGCTGTAACCGTTCTATTCGCCATTCAAAAACGGCTGTGTAGTCCGGTTTTTTGAAGTCAAAAGGGAATGGTAAAGGCATACGAAAAATAGCTAAAAATAGCCGTTATTTAACATAAGGGAGATTATCCGCCCTACCGAAACAACACTCATCAATGAATCGGCATCAAACGGTTATTTATCGATGAAAAGTAGTTAAAAATCCCTGAATAAAACATGCATAAAACGGGGTAAAAAATGCATAGAGAAAAATCGACTCGAAAGCTCTATTTTTATGACTTTTACCCCATCAGATTTTTGTAGGTTTCTGCAGCCTGCTCTGCGCTTACATCCTTTGTCTCTGCATTTTTTTCAAGAGTAGTGGAAGGAGTGCTCTTCATGATCTCAAGTAGCTTAATCAAGTCACGACGAGCGGCTTCCTGATTCGCTGTCAAAACTTCTGTACCAAACTTGGACTCTTTAATACCTGCGTATAACCATCGAGCAGGTCCATCCAGATCACGAGTATCGGCAATAAAAATCTGCCCTCGCCCCTCACCTTGGCATTTAGGACATTCAGGGTTGATCTCGTCGTTATCCATAAATCCAATACCGCCATATTCAGGGGCTTGCTTCCCTTCTTCTGATGCCTTCGCAGCAGCTTTATCGTACTCGCCAATATCACGCCACTGATACAGGTGATTCTCTCCCCAACAATAACGACAGTTAACGCGACGGTACTGTACCAATTCGTTAGGATCGGCATTAGCTATAGCCACCAACTGATCCACGAGGTCTTCAAGGCAAGCTGTAAAGCGTTTACGCATCCGGTCATTAATGGCGCGAATTGCACGGGAAACCTTAGCATTCCTATACAGTCGGCTTGCCGATGCATAAGCTGTATTCCCTTCGCATTTGTAGCCGGCTTTTCTATAAGCATCGACACGGCTTCTCGTCCTCACATACTCAAGAACAAACAGAGCTTGTTGGTCGTTTAATCCAAACTCATCGGGATCTAATATCTGATCTTCACTTTGAATCGGAGGCAACGGTAATGCCTTGCCGCGTACCTGATTAACTTGAGGCAACAGAGATTGCTTTGAGTTGGTACGCACCGATTTTTTTTGCGTACCATTTTTGCGTACCTGCGTACCGCTTTTGGGAGCGCGTACCCAGCCATTTTTTATGGCGCGCTTTCTTATCGCCCCTTCGGATATTCCATACTTATCAGCCAACTTTCGGAGAGAAAGCTGACCGGAACAGTAATCGCGTTCTAGGCCGCTTTCTTCCGGTTTGCTCATTAGTCGCTACCTTGTATTTTTTTCTCGCTTCATCAGTTCAATGTATGCCGAGCGATCACCCGCTTTTGCTTGCTTGTACAACGCATCGCGTAACTCTGCCTCTCCCTTGGCTCGCCCTTTTCTTATCGATTCCCGGAATAAACGGAGCTGTTCACGCGCCATATTCTTCAAGTCAATATCCAACACATCAGCAATTTGTTGTTCAGTCATTCGACGGGCCGCCAGCGCTTCAACTTTTAGAGTGGGGAACATGCTTCACCCCCACACTTTTTATGTATTTCGCTGATCACTTTGACCGCAGCGTTATCCCAAATCACCTTATGGTGAATACGTTTGTGGGTGCTGCCCATCAGGGAAATCTTCACGCATGAGGGGGAAAACATCACCGAGTAAAAACTCTTAACGTAAGTGCCAGAATCCAGATATAACTCGGTCATGCCGCCGGAGTTGCTTTGCGTCCGTTTCTGTAGCAATTGCACTGCGCCAATTGTCATAAACAGTTCACCGCGTCGTCCAAGTGTGGTGTACGTGTTTACGTCCTCATTAATGCGTCCTATAAAGCGGAATGACCGATCGGTTGAGCAAATAAAGCTGTTCATTGCTTTACGCTTAATCCATGCAGGTTTTCCACTTTTTCGGCTATCACCGAGAAAATCACCACCTTGTGCCATTGCAATAGATTTGGCTGGGATGGTTTCGTAGAACGCAAGCATAGCCTCAAGCACTGCATCGAGATTCTTTATCAGCCTGTAGCTGGGGTTGAACTCCCGATCAACACGAAGCTGGAAAGCAACATAATCATCATCAAACTGGATGAAGTATTTGCACCCAACTTGCCCGGCCAGCTCAAAACAGGCATTACGGGCGTAAAAAATTGACCGTCTGTCACCAAAGTTATCCGCCTCATCAAATCGGCTCGCTATTTCTGCTTTTGAGAACACCAGCACTTTGTCACCAAAGCGCTCGATATACTGCTGACGGGTTTTATCCTCATCATCAATCACGATGTAGGTTTTCCCTGTATAGCCAGAACGGGCAAGCAGATTCCATGTATAGACTTTTTCAGGGCGTCCGTGAGTCAGAATAAACACGCAAAAATCATTACGCATCAACGCCCTCCTCACATTCAAATACGGCATCAACGATGCTTTTTGTCATGTGAACAAGACCCTGCTCAATGGCCTGATGGTAATCAATGATGACTAAAGCAGACTGTTCAAACAGTGTCTGAACCTCTGCCGGTGCATGAGCGTAATAATCCGCAATCCGGGAAAAATTAAAAACCGTATGACGCTCTGCCGCACTCATCAGAAATTTTTCAATGTCATCTGGAAGCTGGGCTGCCTTGATGTTTTGCTTCAACGCCTGCGTCTTTTCTTCGTCATACAGCTCAGATACCAACGGCTGAGTCTCAGAAGGCTCATAAATCGGTGTTTCGACTTTAGATGTGTAGCGATCATCATCGCCCTGGATTTCTGCCACACCGTCGCTCAGTAAATCCTCCAGCTCAGTATCGCTAAATCCGGTAACTGACAGATCGATGTCCAAGTCTTGCAGTTCTGATAACTCAAGCGTCAGCATGTCCTGATCCCAGGAACCATTCAGCGGAATTTTATTATCAGCAATACGATAAGTACGTTTTTCTGCCTCGGATAATCCTTCCAGAATGACACAGGGGATCTGCTCAATACCCAGTACATCAGCAGCCAACAAACGACCGTGTCCGGCGATGATCTCGTTTTTCTCGTCAATGAGAACAGGGTTCGTCCAACCGAACGTTTTTATGCTGTCAGCGATCTGCTCAACTTGCTTTTCCGGGTGTTTGATGACGTTTTGCGCATAGGCTTTTAGTGCCTTTTTATCCCGATAAGTGATCTCTATTTTTCTACTAGTCATGGCATTCAAGGTTTTATATGATGCCACCGCTCTCGAGAGCGGGTGGGCCTTGGTTGTACTCATGACCTGTGACATGGGTATGATGACCGCCAACAGGTGCGAACTGTCGGCGGTCGCCCATCTTTCCCAAAATAAAAGCCATCAACGACCATGCTCAGAGTGAGCGGCGGGAGCCGTTAATGACTTTGCCTGCGCATTATCGGTGGCACTCAGTGAATACCACCTGTAATGCCCGTCACTTGGCACTCTTTTTATACTTATCTGCCCATGCCTTACCCATATTTAGACAGTCATCGAATATCGCTCCCTTTCTGCTGGCTTGAGAGCAACGGCGGTAATGCTCTACCGCCATATCAGCCCCCATCAGCGCTACAGTGGCGTCATATCCCTGCTTTACCAGCTTATTTTTGACATTTGTATGGATGAACTGAGTTGGATTCATGCTGACTCTCCCACAGCAAACTCACCCAAGTCTGGTATTTGAATTTGCGACATTTCCATCAGAGCTTTTTCTGCCTTTCGTATTTTCTTCAAATGACGACGACGTAGATTCATCATCTGACTACCCGCTCGACCAAAATTTTCAAGAGACCATTTGTTTGCCGCAGTCACCCGATTCTGCATCTCTTCAATTGTCATATCCTTCATTTGGGGTAAATCCAGATAGGCCAGATTTGGCTCCTGTTCCTTATCTGCTAAATCAAGCAACCAACGACGTAAAGCTTTTGCTACTTTAGTTCTCGATAACATGCCGATGAGATGCGCCCCACGAACTGAAAAAATCCTCATTTGAATACACTGTAACTCATTGTTTTCTTTACTGGTCCTCAGTTTGGCTACTGTAGACATACATTCAGTAAATTCATCTTTGTGACGGTTATATAAATTAGCCACCTTCTTGCTATCGGTATACTCAAGCAGATTTGCCAACTGCTCACTGGTAAACCAGATTTTTCCATCGCCATTATTGAAGGGAATAACCTCATGGTTTCTAAACGTTAATGCTGAGATCATCACGTTCTCCTTATCAAAATGAGCCTCGTCGCCCAGAAACACCGCCCACAGAGAAGCCGCCGCTTATACGGTGTTCCTCCGAAGCTCATTTCTGTAAGGCTCTGTGGTTAATAAGCACCGGGCATGGTGCAGGAAAATCAGACATAAAAAAGCCCCGCGATTGCGAGGCTAATGGGGGAACTATTCGCTCTGTCTATTCGACACTTTCTGGAATCTATTCAAAAAATTGTTCAACGGTCGCATACATGGATATGGATACCCATCTCGCATGAAAACAACCCGATTTTCTTCAATACCAGTTATGGTTACAAGCGCGCCATGCTCATCTTGGTATCGCTTGCCGGGACGCGGTAAATCAGTCATTTCAAACATAAATTCTGTATATGCTCAAATATGAATAATCACAAAACGTTAGCGACAGAATTATGCCTTGGTTACTTTAGGGACTCAATCCTGTACATAAAGACGCCCCAACGTTGCAATTCAATTACCGAGACACACTTTATTGATGTACTCCTGCAAGCCCGTTATTTGCTTTGTGGCAATGTCGATGCGCTCTCTGAGACGGAGATAATCCCGCTGAGCGGCGTCAGTAAGTCGGGGGGCGGCAGCATCATCCATGCTGGCGGTGCCGGTTTGGGCTCTGGCGGTGGGCACACATTGCGCGTTGAGCCGCAACCGACGACGACCAGCGGCAACATCAGCACGTAAAGCTTCAATCTGAGATTTTGCATCGGCGAGTTCCTGCGTATATTTGGCATCTAAAGCAGCACTTATTTGCTGGCACTTTGTCATTTCTTCAATGGTAGACTGACGTTCACTGGCAAGTCTTTCAGCCTGTAGGTATTTGCTGCGGTAGTGGTCGGCAGTCCAACCCAAGGCTATTAACCCCATCACTGACATCACGACAAAACCTAAAGTGAGACGGCTCATATCACCACCAGCGTACAGCCAGAATTAATCTGGCAATGCCATACATTGCAGGCACAGATACAGCTCCAACGGCCATGACTTTGATTGCAAAAATGACGGCCCGCATGAGTTCGACACTTACTGGAGCGTCAATTTCCAGACCATTTTTCATAGACAACCTCAAAAAGAATCTTTTATACTTCCCCACGAGGATTTTCTCCGGAACCACTAAAATTCTCGCTCTCTCTTGCTACATCAAGGTGTAGAAATAGAAAACCCCAGATTGTTCGCGCAGCTGGGGTTTTTGCTTTTCACTTATCACTGTTGGCTAAATTGACACCCGCTCTTTCATCCAACCATAAACAAATGACTCGTTGGCCTCGCGCTTCTCTGCCAGTTCCAGATAATGGTCACCCTGCGTACAGTTCAACCCCTTCAGCAAGACATGCTCGCCTTCTTTGCCCCGGTGACGCAAAAATGCTTTCAGGGCGTTTAAAGTCCGTGGGCCTATACGACCATCAACGTCCATATCAGGGTAAAGTTTGCCGCGCTGGTTGAACACATTCAGCCAACGCTGAAGCATTCGTGTGGGGACTGATGGCCCCATGTTCACTCCGGTATCACACAACTCAGTGGCAATATCCGAAGACAGTTCTGCTATCCGGTCAAAGCGTGGCCCTGTCCAATAATCGGCCTCAAGAATAGCCAGTGCCGTTTCTCTTGGCAGATTACGCATATCGCCGGTATAGCCGTGCGCACGAGCCACCTTTTGAGTAATACCCCAGCGGGTCGGGCCGCCTTTATCGTCGGGGTGGTTTACATATCCGCCTTCTTTGCCGAGAATGGCTTCGAAGATGTCATTTTTTGTCATGAGATGCGTCCTCCCGCCAATATGTCACCTTTGCAATATTTCCACCTGCGCCCCATATCGCCAGGCAAAATGACAAATTCAAGAGCAACTCTGCCGGGTCAGCAGCGGAATATTGTCCGTAACAAATACGTATACCAATCCACCCTGCCGCCAATATCACCAGATAAGCCAACACAGAATAGAAAAAGCGATAACGTCCTGTTTTCTGATAGAACATCAAACGAACAACGATGAGCAGACAGACCAGAGCATTAGCGGCCAGTATCCATGTTTGCCATTCCATCAATCGCCCTCCTTCCCGTTTGAGTCGGGATTGAGGTGATATTGGGACATCACTCGAAGCAGGACGCTGACACAGATAGCGGACGCCACCAAAGCACCAATGGCTGGCGTGACACGAATGGTGACAGGTGGACTAAGTTGATTCAGTCCGGCATTAATCAGGGCGGCAATAATCTCTGATGCCGTATCAGCACAGTAAATCCCGCCAATAAATGAAATCAGTGCAAATAACACCTGCCGCCACAAACGATGTGGGTGACTGGAAAGCACATAGAGTGCCGCTCCAGCCAGTGAACAAACCACCACGGCAGGGGTTGCCTCCGGAAACATTGAGGCGAATGTTATCCCCACTGAGGCGGCAGTAGCCCCAGCGGACAGTGTTAGAGGTTCGGACAT